ATTCTAATTCAGCTGTTTTTGCAGCTATAATCTCTTGTAATTCTTCCATAATCTATTAATGGTTAGTTGATTGTTCCTGCCTTAACTTTACCAGGTGTCACCATTAAGGTGAAATCTTGATCTGGTATAATTGCTCCTCCGTTTTCAAGAGTAGTCTTGTTATGACGAATCATGGCTTTCATGTTTTCTGTTGAAACACCTGCTTCGTTTACTTTTACTTGTAGCTCGCTCCATGTTGACCCTCCAGCTATTTGGATTGTTGGTCTAACGTCACTTACTGTTGAAAATACTATTACGTTTATCATCTTATTGTGTTTTTAAATAATGGGTTTGTTCTTCCATGAATTCATTATTGATTTCACGGATTCTTACTAAATAATTTATTTCTGAAGAAGTTATTATTACATCTTCATCTACTCTTTTTACTCCTATGTGTCCAAAAACCATCTTCTCTGCCTCTTCTTGGAGACTTTCTAGTTTATGGCGTATTTGGTTTGGGGTGTAGTCTAATGTTACTATTCCGCAAGTTTTAAGAAGATTTTGTGTTAGCTTTTTGCTATATCTCATTTGTATAAACTTTAAGTTCAAATGTTCTACGTTTAAGTAGCCCGGTTGACTTAACTGTTATGCCTTTTGAATTAGTGTAGTGACAATATCTAGGCAAAGCCTCAATATTATCCAATAATCCTCTATTAATGTATCCGCTAACTTTACCTGTACCACAGTTAAAAGCTAACATACCCATTGCAAGAGATTGCCTACCACATAGATCAGTAATCTTTTCTATGTGGTTGACACATCTTGTTAAGTCTTCAACTAAAAGCTTTTCAGCAATAGCTTTATTAACCTTAATGTATTTCTCACCTTCCTTAATACAGTGACCATAACCAATAGTTAAAGCACCGTTTGTATCTTTATAGGGCGTTGATCTAAACCCTTCACAGCTTTTAATATGATCAATCACAGAATTATAAAGAGAATCCGTTACACTACATTCTGTAGGTTCTACATGAAGTGTATCTATTTTCTCTTTGATTATCTCCTTAAGTATTAAACGTGTTGTACCTATGGGCATAAAGCATATAATTAATGCTATAAATGCTAGTACAATGTATAAAGTAGTCTTTGTCATACTAATATGGTTTTAATAACGAAAACAAGTTTCCTATCTTCTGGTTTTTCAACCCAATAGTACCTCTTCCTTCCACTTTCTATCACATAATCAGGACTATCATCAGGTATAATACCTTGTTCCTGTAGCGCGTCTTCAAAAAACTTTTCTAATAACCACATATTGCTTGCATCTGGCATAGGGGAGCGTTTGATTTCATATATATCACATGAAATACTAAACTTTTCTCCTTCTTTTAGCTCTATTGGCTGCAGTTGCGCTTTAATGTAATTACTAAAATACTTATGATAGAATTGTGCTATTGTTTTACGTAGCCTCCAATTTACTGTAGCATTATATAGATCTTGTCCATTTAATATCCACAGATTAGGTTTACCAACCGTCTTTGTGTTCTTAAGGAATCTTTGTCCTTCTGAATCACAACAGTACGCTTTTTTACCTATAATCAAAGGGGTAACACACAGTCTTTCCGCGTGTTTTTTGGGTAACTTATCTCTGTTCTTGTGCTCCCAATATTTAGGTGCCGCTTTTGCAGACTTTTGATAAGTGTTTGCCCACTCAGGTATCTCTACTCTCCATTCTCTCTTCTCCATCTTTCAGTAATTGTTGCAGTACCTCATTTAAGGCAGGGTAATCATAACACTCAACAAAATCACTTGCGTCTTTGGTTCCTTCAGGCATAAATATACATTCTATTGAATGCAGTGAAGATAATAAAGCTGCTGCTTTCTTACCTGCCTTATCGTTATCATAAAGTAGTACTACTTTAGTAAAACGAGAACGTAATTCATCCATCATCTCTTCCTCTATTGGGAAAGTTTCGCCATGAGGAGCAGTAGCACTGTACCCTAATTGGTATAGTGTAATTACATCCTTTAATGACTTAGTTATTATGAGTAACTCTCCAGTTGACGGTAAATTATCAAAACCTTGTAAATATTTCCCAGGAACATTACTCATCCATTTAATGGTTGTACTGTATGGTTGATATATTTTCCAAGATTCTCTCCCGTCTTCTAAATGACCGCAAAAGAACGCATAAGCGTGATATTGAGTAGTAGTCATACTGTGGCCTTTCTTACCACTGTACCAGTAATTGGTTATAGGAACAATTTTAAACTTCCGTAAAGAAGCCAGCGTTATTCCAAACCTTTTTTTCCAAAAATCCCCGTCCTTTTTCTGCCATTTACGAGCTTTTATTTTTATCACCGTTGGTGCCACAGAAAACTGTGTAATATCTACGTTATGGGATACTCCTGGTATGGGATTGGAAATAGGTAATTTTGAATTAGGTATTGTCCCTGACAACTCTAAATTAAAATCCCTAGATATAAGATTTAATGCTGCACCAAAAGTTACGTTATACTTCCTTTGTATATAGGAAATACAATCATAACTTTCTGGTTCAGCAAAATCTTTATAGTATAGTTTTTCTCCCCACCTGCCAATTACAGCACTTGGGTCTTTGTCCTTACGGAACTCACTTGAAAACTTACTATTTACTGTCTGGAAACCCTTACAGTAATACTGGAAGATGTCATAGTCATTTATTAGCTCAAGTATATTGGCCTTACTGACAATCTTTCTTCCATAACTCATTAAAATACATCTGCATCACTTCCTTTACTATCTAATGCTTCTTCAGCTGTAGTAGTTGAGGGAGCCACATAGTAATCATATTTAGGGTCAGTCTTAAGTGTTGAAGGCGTTGTACCATCTAACTCAATAAAATTAGGATAATTAGGGAAAGTAGGGAAATAACTTCCGTCCTTTTCTCTAAGTGCAATCTTTAACGTAAACGTTTTACCTACTGATTTAGGTATTAAAAGACCACCTACTTTTTTAAAGAAGTCATCAAATCCAGTTGCTCCAGCAGTTACTGCAAAATACTCATCTGCAGGTACTACTTTAGTTGCAATATGAAGAATTTGCTGGTTGGTTTTATCAATTGCCCAAGCAGCCTCATTATCAAAATACATTTGTCTGAAAATAGCGCCTCCTGGCTGTAAGAATTCTACTACCGCCCTTCCAGGTATAGCGTTCCCTTCTTTATCTGATGCAATACCTATACTTTTGATAGTACACCCTACAACTTTTTCTCCAGTTTGTACTGGCATTTGTCCGTCTGATCTGAAGTCTTTTCCTTCAGAATCTATTCTAGCTCCGTAGCTCATATATATAAATTTAAATTATTATTAATTAGTTAAAATACTTCTTGTACAGTTTCACCTTCTATTGGATCTTGTTCTTCATGAAGTGTATCATTACCTCCAGCCTCTAAAGCTGCAAGATCATTTGCTTCTGCTAATCCCCCTTCTCTCGCTACTACTGCTGCTGCTGCTGCTGTTGCTGTAGGCTCTCCATATGCAGGAGCATTCATAGTCTGACCTTCTTCTTCTGTAAGGTCCTCTATTATTTCAAATGCAGGCACTACTGGTACACGTACTCTTATACCTTGAAGTTGAGGATGTTTAAATAACTCTTTAACTTGAGTTTTATTAAGGTCATACATTTCTTGAACAGACCCTCTTTCAGCGTCATATAATGTATCTCCTATACATCTTGTAACTCCGTTACTTAGTGCTGAAATTACTGCTTTCAACGATACCTTTACTTTTTCTTGACTCATGATTTTTCTAATTTATCAGGATATATTATATCCCATTTAACGTTTTCTAATTCCATTGTCTCTTCATTAAAATCTGCCATTTGAATTTCTTGTCCTCTAAGGTGCTTAGACCGTGAGCCACAAACTACTTCATCTGATGTTTTAAAGTTGAGTATTGGGTTACTGTTTTCATCTCTATATAAATAGGCAATAGAATCTGAATAATGCTGTGTGGTTATTTGTTTAATTTTTCCGGTTAAATCTAAATCTACTGCAGATACTTCATTACCTTTCTTATCTACCATCATTTTATCTTTGATGTGGCCAACAAGTATAATTCTGTCTGACAGCTTTCTAATTTTATCCATCCATCTACGGAAAGATTCCCGTAAAAACTTATAACCGGCTCCATTAGGTAAATTAATAACAGGTTCCCAAGATGCTCTTGGTAACGTTACTCCTTTATCCCTATTAAAAGCTTTCCCTTGAGGCGTACCCATATAAAACTCTGTAGCATCCCATAAACACCAGTCTTCTAAGGCTGTTATAGTATCAATTGCTATAAAATCATACGGTTTACCTGCTTTTACTATAGCTGCTCCTATCTTATTAAAATGTGCAAAATCTTTTACTTCTATCTTCATACCGTCTGCGTATTTACTTCCTCCTTCAAAGTCAAGGATTAAACAGTTTGGTAATTGAGATATAAGAGTAGTTTTACCCATTTTTGGAGCAGAGTATAGCGTTAAAAACAAGGGGTCTCTTAATGTACTTATTACCCTCTCTGTCGGTAATGTAACTCCTTCTTCACTCATACGTGCGTTTTTAAATTAATGCAAATTCTTCTTCATTGATTTCTTTTTTTAATGTTTCTGCGGTAGCAAATCTTACTGCCGCATATCCTTCCCAAGGCAATCCAAATTTTGTTTTACCTTGATTAGTTACTCCTTCAATAATGTAAACTACTTGGTCGTAAGAGTTGATATACTTTCTAGCAACTTCATACTCTTGATCTTTTATCACATTAGCTCCCGGAGGTAACTTGGCATCATTTATACATACTACATTCATTACTTAATAGGGTTAAGATCACCATTTCTTGTGTCTACTATCTCTAAGTCTTCAATAACATTAGCTCCTAAAGCCTTAGCCATTAGTATAACACCAATATCACCAACTCTTCTAATGGAATCTTTTCTTGAAATTCCGTTCTTTAAAACAATATTATAGTAAGTAGTAGTCCCTGGAAAAGATATACCAATCCAACCATTAGTCGCTTTACCTTCTTCAATAATAAAAGTAGAGACAAATACAGCGTTACAAGATAAGTTAGCTTCTTTTCTCTCTAATACTGAAGCACAAAACACTAAAGATGATACTACATCACTAGTTCTTGTATAGCTTGCGTCTACGATAGCTTCTTTTGAAGACGTTGCATGAGTATCATATATAATATCAGATCCTCCGTCAACACTTAAAACAGCATTAGCTACAGAACATCCAGTACCTATTTCACATATTCTCCATTTTAAGTACCCTTCATGAGGTACAATCACTTCTTTTATTAAATTGGTTGTCATCATTTTGGTTAAGGTGTTAATTTATTATCATCTAAATACCCTATAAAGGAAGCACTAGCTACTAAATGGTATATATGAGGCAGTCCAGATTCCGGGTCAATTTTTTCTCCTGACCTGTATGCTTCAAGATGCCTCATTAAAGCTCCTATATACCTGTCTTTAGCGTTTGGTACCGTTTTCCAACCATCCGGAGCGTATTTAAGGGCTCCAAAAGTTAGTACTTCAGCTAATCCTTTAGTCGTTTCTGTTGGAATAAGTTGGTATAATAATTTCCCCTCATCCGCTTTGACTCCTTTTGCGTTATTACTGCTTGTTTTTGCCATCTTCTTTTTATCATAATTGTTTTTATCTTGGTATCCATTCATGGCCACCATCTATGTAAGTACTTTTGCCGTTAGTCATAGATGATGCATAGTCATACATTCCTGTAGTTATTTTATCTGCAGAGGGTAATTCTCTAAAAGTACCAACTGGCCCTATAAAGTTAAGGCCTACATTAATGTTAGGTTCTCCGTCTCTATTAGCTAAAATTTCTAAATTTCTGTATGTATTACCTAATCTACCTACGTCATATCCTTGAAAATTATCAAGACCATGGCTAACAGGAGAAAATAAAGCTAGTATAACATTAGCATCTCTGGTAGTGTACTTACTATCTCCAAAATCTCTAATTGTTGGAGTTAGTCTTTGTTGCTTATACCTCTCGTCACTTTGCCCGTCAAAGGCTAACTGTTGAATTACAACAGGTATAGCGTTAAAATTATTCCTTAACTGTACAAGATAAGCACTCATTTTATCAATGTTTTGCTTAGTATTAAACCCTCTTTCTTCCTTCAATAAAGCAATATGATCAATCATCTGTATCCAGTACCTGTTATCATTATGAGGCTTATAGCTCTCAAATCTATTAATAGCAGGTTTATCTGGATCTGTCTGTATATTCTTTAATGTAGTTTCTCCGTGTTCTCTTGCCTTGTTGTATAGGTATTTATTCATACCAGTTGGATTGTCAGGCATCTCATGTACAGTTACCCAATCCTCCATCTCGTTAAAATAATCTCTATAATCTCTAACTAAGTGAAATACTTCATCTGAACACCAATTTTCACCTCTTGATAAGATGTCATTAGCTGGTGCAATTATACCGTAGTCATGCCATAGCTTTCTACCTATACCTTTTATTATTTTAGACTGGCTATCTATCTCATAAGAAAAATAATCTATATCTAATTGAATACCGCATTCAGGGTTATTTTTAACGTAGTCATACGCACCGTATAGAAATAAATCATCTGCAAGGCTAGTTTTACCTACTTTAGTTTGAGCGCCTATTAAATAATAAGTTTTCTGCTGTATGTTAGGTAAAAATGACCTTAATCTATCAAACGGTATTGGTATTCCTTTGTTATTTCCCTCTCTTCCTTTCTCTATCTGCCCAAAGGCTCTATCAAATATGCTCATTATATTGATCTAAAATGTTTATTGCTCCCCTCTATTGATTCAGTTAAAGAGTTACCATCTTCACTTACGCTTTCACATGATGCGGCAAGAATACTTGCTCCATTTTTTATGATGAAGTAATCTGCACATGTAATAAAATTGTAGTTGTCTCTCTTCTTCTCAAATAAATAAATCTGGGTTGCTTCAAATATTTCCTCTTTTGTAAAAGAATACTCTTGTACAAACACTTTCATTTTTCTTAAGCATCCTTGTTTATCTCCTTTAACTGGTCTTCCTCCAGTTTTAAGTTTAGCCGGCCATAACATTCTCCAGTCATCTATCCAGGCGCTTACATTATCTGTATTTTTATTGGTGGGGCTTGCAAAAGTAAGGAATTTATCCCTTATAACAGCTCCTTCTACGGTAATCTTTATCCATCCTTCGTTTTCTAACATCTCTAACTGGTTATCAGGTATTTCCCAAAGAAAAGGGTGATTTACAGATAAACAATATAGAAATAGGTACTGAGTAGGTGTTAAACTAGCGTTAAAACACTTCTCCAAATTTATCCTGAAATCCATTATATTCTTGTTTTTGTGATTCATATTCATATTCATCTGTAACCTGAAGACTTTCATATCTAGTTACATCACTTGCAATACAGTTAACTTTAAAGTCTCTTGTAATAAGAGTTGCTATACGGTCATGTTTGTACCTAGGTACTCCATATTCTCTAAGTACTTGAAGTATCATGGCTCCAATTTCATGTTGCCCTACTCTTTCTTTTTTACTGCTCATTGATGTTTAAGTTTAAAATCTGTTAATACTCAGTTTTTATAAAGTTATATTCTTTATTCTTTCAATTACGGTACTGTTATGCAGAGCGCTAAATTCCCAATCAATCATACTTACCTCTAATGTCCAGTTACTTCCACTCCTCCCTTCTGTTTTTATTTTTTCAGTAGGGCCTTGTAACGAAGTTGTAGGTATCATTTTAGCATCAATTCTATTTGTTTTAGAAGTATCAATAGTTTCACGTACTTTAAACGCTCTATTTCTCATATTTTCTGGGAATCCTACATTATTAATAACATCATTAGCAACAGTTATTAGTATAGTACCTTTACGTATTATTTTTGGATGTATCATAATGTTAAATGTTTAGTTAAATACTCTTTATCTAAGGTAGCTACTCTTAAAATGATGTGATTAGACCAAGAGTTATTTTCTAAAGCATTATGATGGTCGTTGTTAAAACGCTCAAACCAAACTCTAGCGGTAGGACCATAAGAAAATCCAATGCAATTTTCTATAGATTTAATTACAATTCCTCCCTCTTCATTAACTAATTTAGCTACAGCACGCATGTTTCCATTCGTACCAAAAGGTAAATCATTGTCTTTAAGAGCTTCCTCATTAAAAAGTACTTTATCTCCTATTTTTAAGTCTTTTGTATTCATTTTTATGTGTTTAATTAGTCATTTTGTCCAAAATGAGGACACTTCACAATCTACTATTATAGGAATATTAGGTAAAACTTTCTTAGCTGCCTCTACCATTATCTTATCTAAGATCTTAGCCCACTCCGGAGCAAAACTTTCCTCGCATTCTGTCTGTATCTCATCATAAACAGAAAGTAAAATATTAACAGGATAATTCATCTCATTAATTTTTTTCTGGGTGTTTACTAATGCAAGTTTAATAATATCAGCATTTGTTCCTTGTATAGGAGTATTTTTACTTGCTCTTTCTATTTCTCCTAATACTTTAAAGGAATCTGATCCTTGTCTAGCATGCGCTCTAGCCCACCCATCAAAAAATCTTATCCTGGAATAAGGAGGGGCAGATTTAATATATCCTCTAGACGTACCTAAATTACCTAACGTAGTTAGAAACTTATCTACATCTGGTACAATTTGAAAAAACTTTTTAATTATTTCATCTGCTTTAGCTACTTCAATTTGCATGGTATCAGCTAACTTGTACTTTGACATCCCGTAAGCAAGACCAAAATTAATTGTCTTTTGAACATCTCTGTAAGTAATGTCAGGTTTAAAGGGAGTAGGTGTTTTTACGTCTTTAATGTCTATATCAAACGTTGCCGCACATAGCACACTATGTAAGTCCTTCCCTTCATTAAAAGCATTAACCCATAAAGGATCTTTACTAAACTCCGCTATAATTCTAAGTTCCATACCACTATAATCACCTCCTACAATCTTATACCCTTTTCTAGGAATAAAACAAGATCTAATTATTCTTGCTAGTTCTCCTTTAGAAGGAACCTGGTTAAGGTTAGGTTCTTTACATGATATACGGCCAGTATTTAAAATCTGCCAATAACTAGGGTGTATTCTACCACTATCTTTATTAATGAATTTAACGTACTTTCTTCCAAAAGAAGTAGACAACTTAGCTTGCTTAGAGTAATGGATTAATTCTTTTACCATGTCATGCTTACCTTTATTCTTTTGTAGTTCTTTATCAGCTACAGAAGAAATATCTATATTAAGCGCTTTAACAATCTTTAATTTTTGAGCATTAGAAGACCAGTTAATATCAAGAGTTCTTTTTATTTCACCAAAAAGATCTGTTTGAATGTATTTAGGTATAAATTTAGAAAGAGCCGGTGTACTTTTTACCATTTCATCAAGAACATCTGTACTTGTACGTAAATTAGCTTCCGTTATATCTGCAACTTCTAGCCATTTGTCTACATCTATAGCTACTCCAGTATACTCCATCCTAGCAAATACTTTAACTACTTCATTTTCTAGCCCTAAGACTGTATGTAATCCGTGCTTAGTAAGTGCTATATCTTGTTTCTCTTTAATCTCTTGTAGATAAGCAATATCTTTAGCTCCATAAATGATGACTCTTGAAGTCAATCCTTCTAAATGAATGTCTGTTCTTATTGATTTATCTAGTGTAACACCGCAATACTTCTCCGTTAATCCGGACAGACCTAACGCCCTATCTTTAATACCTGTAGTTAATACACACTCAGCTAAAAAAGTATCATATATATTATGTATTTCAATACCGTATTTATATAAAAACCCTAAATCAAATTTAGCGTTCTGCAGCAGAAATAGTTTATTCTTGTTTTCAAGTATACTTTTAAAAGCAGTAACAGGAACAACCTCACAGTCAATTACCCATTGATCTACTTTATCTCCTAATTGTATACATATAATTTTTTCTGAATGGGGATTCCATCCTACTGTTTTATTTCCTGTTGTCTCTGTATCTACGCCTATAACATCTAAAGACTTTAAATATTTTAAGCAGTCTTTTAGTGTACCTTCCTGATACCCTTTTGGAGGTAATAATGTCTTGTCCCCTATAAAATATATCATCTTTAAATTTAAAAGTAAAACGCATTAAGAAGGGGCCAGTTTACACCGGCCCCTTTAACTTAACACAATAAAATTAATTTACTACTAGAATCTAGCTAAAGCTAATTCAGCAATTTTTGTCTGTCTGTTAAGAGCAATAACTAATCTATCATCAGCAGCCATACATTGAGCAGCTGATGCAGTTAGATCTACTCCTAACGCTGCTATTGTATCTTGAGCAGCCTCTACTTCTTTAGCTGCTTGTATAGCAGACGTGTTCCAGTCATGCTGGTTGTCACGGTTTTGTCTTGTTAGTTCTACAACTGATTTTTCAGAATCTGTTGCTTTAGCAAGTTTAATTGCTAGAGCTAGTACTTTTGTGGAATTGTTAGCCATTTTAAATAATTGTTTGTTTTGAGGATTTTTCCTCGTTAATAAAATAAATTTGTTTACAGTATGCCTACTAATATTGCTGTATTAACATCAGTGCTTTTAAGCCGTAATGTTGATACTGCGGGTAATGGCGGGGCTTTAATGTATGTTTCAGTAAATACATCTAATACCTCTGAAGGAAGAACGTTAAATTCTACCCCTACAAGATCTTCTCTGTATTCATGACTCAGTACAGTAACTAAGATTTCATCATAATTTAGTATCTCAATAACTTCCATTGTACAGAAATCATTTAAATCACCTACTATAGGGTCTTTAATACCTTTTACTATGTCTCCAATGTGTATCATTTGGGTTGTTTTTATATATTATGCTGTGAAGGTTTATTTTTTTGGGTATTCATACTTAATAATGTTGAGTATAAACATTGTACATACCAACATATTAACTATAGGTAGTAAACTACATATAATTACAAATGCAAGCTCATTCCTATATTCTGCTGTTAGTTGTCTTTTTTGGTACTTTTTTATTAAAAAGTGGTGAAAGTAAACTACTGACAATGTAAGTAAGGTACAAAAACACCATATTATTTTAAGTAGTAGTATTGGTTCTAAGTTAGTCATATTTTATTTTTTAGTTTTACTGTAAGATTCCCCCGGCTTTTCTCCCATTCACACGGGACACACACAGTCGGCATCATTACTGTTGGCTTAAGTTATCTTACATGGTTAAGGATAAGTCAATGCTTATCATTAAAGTATTTTAAGTCATGAAGTTTCCTTCTTTCTTTATAATTGCTTTCATTTTCTTTACTAGTATTTTTTCTTCAGGTGTTTTCTTAAATACAGATCTATCTATAATAAGTTCTGAAGACGAGTGTTCTATTTTACTGTTGCTCATGGTTAATTTATGTTTGTTTTTAAATATTTGATTACTTCTTCGTTTGTAGCAAGTTTATTTTTTTCAAAAGCTAAAGGTATTAATTTTATCTTGTGTAATTTAAGCGTTTCCTGTGGAGTATGGTATATATGTATCCAATCTCCTATTTTTTTTGGTGAATTCATTTTAGTTTTTAATTAAAGGTAGTATAATTAAGTGGTTTTTTTGTAAATTAGCAAAAAATATATATATATTTTAATCCAGCAGTTAAAATTAAAAAATAATGCCGCTAAAAAAGCCTAATCTAGGTTCACCATCAAGTATAAAAAATATACACAATAGAAAACTAGCTAGCCTTAATGTTTTATATTATAGTAAAGATACTATTGGTACAGTACGTACTTATAAAGGTACTGCAGATGGAAGACTTGAGGAGATAATTGATCTTACTTCAAAAGCTGATAAATTAGAAGGATTTGAGTTAGTAGCTGTTTCATATTTAATACATCAGTCAAGAATGGATATAAGAAACTTTAACTTTCACATGAACACAGCACTAAAAAACCAATAACATGCCAACAGTAGCAGAAGAATTAGCGCTTTTAACAACTGAAGTTTCGGACTCCGCTGCAAATTTGCGTGAGTCTTTGACTGTATCAGCAGTAGTAGTTAAGAATCAATTTGAGACTCAGAAGTCTTTTTTAACTCATTTAAGTACTCTTGTAAACACCATTTTAAACAAATAATATGTCAGTAGAATCAGATGCATTAATAGCAGCAGCAAATGCAGCCACAGCATTAACGGTATTAGCCGCACAAGCTATAACCGACTTAGGAACACATGAAGCTGAAGAATCCAAGCATACTGATTGGAGCGTAACAGGGCCTGAAGCTATACATACAGATAGATATATAGAAGGAATAGACGGTGACGATGGTGCTTCCGCATATGCATTGGCACTTGCTGCTGGTTTTGTAGGCTCAGAAACTGCATGGCTTTTAACTTTGAAAGGAGCTGATGGAGCAATTAATCTCAATCAATTAGCCTATAGTCTTAGGTCTACATTAAGAACTCCGGTAACTAATCCTTCAACGGATGATGTTATTATGATTCCTAATTTAGGAAAGTTTCAGTTTAACGCTACATTTGATTTTGTAGATGATGATGAAACAGCATTTGAGGTATTAGATTCTAGTGATGGAGTTACACCAATAGGTCAGTGGATAATGACAACACCCGCCCACGATTGGACGGAGGCGCAGAAAATGTTTTACGATGCCGTTCTTTATGAATGGATGGAGGATGAGCAACTAAGATTTAACACATATTAAAATAAAAAATTATGGGAGCATTAAGAGCAATCAACCTACTGCAAGGCGTAGAAGGGCAAACCACATTAGGCGCTGCACTAGAGACTATCCTAGCAGGTTCAGAGGCAAAGAAAGCCGAGTTTGGAGCAATGTTAAGTACTAGACACAT